AGGCCGGACTTCCGGCAGACGTCGCACTTCCAACCGGCCTGGTTGGAGAATTGAAAGTGGAAGGCGACGATCAGTTTTTTCGTTCCGCCTCGGTCAGTCCCGTCTCTGCCCGCACCGCCGCCAGCGCTTCCCGGAAGAGGTTCTCCGGCCCCGCCTCCGCCAGCAGTTCGGGTGTGGCATCCGACCCGTCCAGCTCCAGCCCCGATACCGCCCGCAGTCCCCATGTCAGGAACAGCCGGTCGATCTCCGTCTGCAGCAGGGCCGCGTCCATCTTGTCGCCCGGCGCCTGGCCGGCCTCCAGGAACTCCATTCGCCGGGCCAGTTCCCGCACCCGGCGCATCAGCTCCACGCGGCGCCCGAATGAGATCTTCGCCAGCGTGAAAGTCACCCCGCGCGCGATTTGCGACTCCACCGTCCTTACGCTTTGGTAGGTCATGATTATGCGAATGCCACCGCGATCTCGTCGTCTACCGTGCCCTGCGCGCGCGATTGCCGGAACTTCCACTGCAACCGGTTCTGGCCGTCATCGAACTCCGGCACCTCGGGAATCACGCTCTGCAGGTACACGCCCATGACCTGTCCCTCGGCCGCGCCCAACTGAAACATGACGCTGATCGGCGATTGCTGCCGGGCGGCCTGATAGAGGCCCTTGGTAGCGTCGTCGTCCTGGCTGAAGAGCTCGAATGCCGCCGTCACTGACCGCTGGCCCGGAGAAATGCTGCGCGGCAGGTTCGATCCGAACTCCTTGGACCGCGTGTCCAGTTGGTTTTTGAGGACGATGGATGCGCTGGTGATGGTGAGGAACTGCGCGGGCGTTGTTCCCAGCCACGCCTGGCCCATGTTCCCCGGCACAATCGAATAGTCGAACGCGGCCAGCGCCGGCTCCGCCGGAAAGCTTTGAAGCTGTCCCACGTTGGCGGAGGAAAAGCTGCTGCTATCGAGCACGTCCTGCGCCAGGCCGCTGAAGTGGAACTCGTGGTAATCGCCGTTCACCTGAATTTCCATCTGGTCGACGGCCGCCCCGCACAGCAGCCGGTGCACCGCCGTGGCCGGGTCCCAGTAGTCGAATACGCTGGCGCTCGGCAGCTCCGTGGCGGGCACATAGGTGACTGCGGCGCCCAGCGCCGTGCCGGTCCCGGGCAGGATGGTAAACGGCGCGTTCAGTTGCACCGTGCTGGGGTCCACGATGGCGGCCACGAACCGGATCTCCCCGGCGCATGAGACCGCCTGCCCCGCGCCGAGCCCGTGCGGCGCTCCGAACCCCAGCCTTCCGCCAGCCGTGCTGGATGCCGCGGTCCCGCCGGCGAACGGCAGGGGCGCGCCCCCTAGTGCGGCCTGAAACAGCGGGCCATATCCCGGGTTTCCCCCCGTTTTCTGCCAGCTCGTCATGTATGTCTGCAGCTCGAAATTCGTCTGCCGCCTGCCGCCTGGCGCCTGGCCGGGAAACGTGCGGCTGCCCGTCTTGTCCTTCCGCTGCGCCGCCTCGAGCTTCTGTTGGACCGTCAGCTTTAGCGCCGGAATCCGGTGGCCGGATGTAATCGCGCCCACCTGGCCGTAGTTGCTTTCCAGCGCCGTGTAGAACCGGTTCGCGTTAGAGGAAATATATGCCATACTAGCTCACACTCACTCCAATCTCGAAGGTGACCTTGGCCACCTGAATGAAATTCTTCCCGCCTTGCTTGACGGGTCCGAAGGACGCTTCGTACCCGCCCGCGTAAAACATCCCATTGCCCCAATCGCCGCGGTTCGCGGCCAGCACCTGGGTCGCGGCGTCCGTGTAGAGCTGCAGACCGTCCTGGATCCCCTCCAGCCGGTCCTGGGAATGCCGAACCTCGATGGTCATCTGAGCGGTGCCGGAGAACGTGCGAAATTTCTCCGTCAATCGGTTCGTCACTTTCTCGCAGTACACGTTCACAACCGGGTACTTCACCGTGCTGGCGCGTTCGGCCAGGTCCGCCGCCACGTTCTGCGCGCGTACCTGCGCCATGTCCAGCGGACCGGCCAGCGCCTGGTCCGCTTGCGTGAGGGCGGCCAGGCTCGAATTCAAGCCGCTGGCGCCGGTGATGAGTTGCATCACCTGGGCCGTTGTTGCGCTTCCGATCGTCGCCGTCATTAGCCCCTCTGGATCACCCGTGGAACCGGCTTCAGATAAGTGGGGCGTTGCCCCGGTCCCGGCGGCCGCCCCGCCGCCACAACCGCCGGCTGAAGCCAAGTCCGCCCGATGGCGATGGGCGATCCGTTTTGCAGCGCCATCGAATCGGGACCCGTGCCCACATAGACGTTCCACCCCGCCGCGGTTTTGGGCGGAGCGCCTGCCGGCTGGACCAGCAGCGAGCTCCCCGTGGTGGCGATGGTTGCTGGAACGGCGCACGCCCCGTCTTCGCCCGCGCCATTGACCCAGGCCACGGTCACGTAGTAAGTTCCGTCCGGCAGCGGGGTGCCCGGCGCCGGGGCCGCTGCTGCCGTCACTGTTGGAGTCGCCGCTTGCGGCACCGGGACCGACGCCACGCCGATACCGGCCAGAACCAGCGTTTCGTACGCCCACTGCGCCCTCGCGTGGAATTGGTCGCGCTTGCCCGCGTAGCGGTCGTTCAACTGGCTGTTGTACGCATCGCTGTACACCATTTCCAGACTGCGAAAGGTGTGCCATAGCTTCAGCGCCGGCGTCACCACCACGCTGCCGATGTTGGGTTGAGGCGCCAGCCAGAACAACTGGTCCACATAGCTCAACCTGGTCAACAGCGCGCTGATCTCCAGGGTGAGTTCGTCCTGGGCCAGAGCCAGTTTCTGGCTCACGTCGATTCCCTCGACGCTGGCCGTGTCGAGAAGCTGCGAATCCTGCGCCGCCAGGTCTTCCACGCTCGAAACGGGACCGTCTATGAACAGAGCCATGGTTGTTCGCCTAGTCTTTCGAGGACTTCGAAGCGCCCTTCAGCTTGTTCAGTTCCGTGGTCGACAGCACCGTGAACTGCACTTTGGCCGCCGCCGCCGCCTCGTCGGCCGCCCGCTTGGCTTCCGCCTGCGCCGCCTGGAACGCCATCGCTTCCTCGGCGGTAGCCAGGCGCGCCGCGCCTTCCACCAGCATCCTGGCGGCGATTCCGGGCGTCACTTCCGTCAGGCCCCCCGGCTTTCCGCCGTCCGCGGTCTCGTTACTCACCACCACCGGGAACGCCTCCGTGATCTTCGATTCCATGTCGCGAATCTTCTGGTAATAAAGCTTCAGATCCATCGATTTCTCCTGAATGAAACCGTGGCGCAGGCACTCGTGCCTGCCGCGTCCCGACTCATCGGGACGCGCTTGGGTGCAAGTCCGGCACGCGTCCCGATGAGTCGGGACGCGGCAGACTGAGAGTCCGCGCCACGTCCGTCTGTCCTAAGTGTTGACTTGCACGCCCGAGGTGCCGCAAAGCACGCCACAGCCGTACAGCACGTCCACCGTGAATTGCTGCGCCAGCGTATTCGGCTGGTAGCTCATCACCACGCGCATACCGAAGTTGCCCAACTCCGCGTATTCCGCGATGGCGCCGGTTCCGGGCAGCGGCTGCGGCAGCCGCCGGATCACCAGGCCAAGTGCGTCCTTGGTGAACGCCATGTTGTGGGTCGTCACGGTGCCGGTGCCCGTCTTCTGTACGAACTGCGAGCGGAAGACGAAGAAGTCTTTGATCTTCCCGACGGTGCCTTCGATGAGTGCGCGCAGGCCCGCTTCGCCCGAATTCTGGAATTCGCTGAAGCGCGGAATCTGCCGCCAAGTCGAATAGGTCGCCGCGTCCACCACAATGAACTTCTGCTCTTGCGGCGGAACCTTCGCCAGGAACAGCGCTGTCTCCGCCGCGTCGATCACAGCTTCCGTGATCGGCGTCGCCGCCGTTCCCACCGTGGTCGTGAAACCGGCGTACAGGCTCAGAAGATCGGTCTCGATTCTCTGGGCGATGGCGGCCACCGACGGCTGCATGTAGATCTTCAGCAGGTCGGGAACCGCCAGCACCTTGGTCACGTCTGGAATCTGGAAAGTCGCTTCCACGTGCGTATTGAGCACGATCTGCGCGTTTCCCAGACTGGGGTTTTGCGTCTGCACCGCGTAGCCCTCGAGGATGTTGTTCGCCACCATCGTCGGGGGTATCGGTACGTTTACTGTGTCGCCGGCATTTGCCAGCACCGGCTCGTAGTCGCGATTCACCAGGTTCCCCATTACGAGGTTCCCGACCAGCACCGGCAATGCGTCCGCCGCCACCAGCTTGACAATCGCACTTGCGACGTTAGTTGAGGTAATAGCTGCCATTCGTTCTCCTTGACTTGATTGTTTTTGCCGGCCGCGTGTGTTTGGGCCGGTTGTTACTACAGGCCCCGAAGGGTCTGCGACGCCACGCGCACGATTTCCTCTCGTACCCGCTGCATCTCTTCCGCGCTCATGCCCGGACGGATTTGTTCGATGCTCACCGTTTCTCTGCCCGTTGATGGCGCTTTGAAGGTCGCGGTCATCCCCGTTCCTCCCGCAATGCGAGCCGGCAGAAACTCCGGATTCTCATTCACGAACGCCGCCAGGTGTTCCTTCAATGGTGTTTCGCCGGCGTCGCTCCGCACTACCAGCCGCCCGTCCTCGGTGCGCACGATCCCGTCCTGCACCGCCTTGAACGCAAGGTCGATCTTGGCCACGCCCAGCCGCTGCAGCTCGGCTCTCACGGCCGAGCTGCGCTCCGCTTCCGCGGCCATCTGGCGGCTGCGCTTGTTCTCCGCCACCAACTCGTTCAGCCGGCGCTCCAGTTGCTCCCTGCGCTTGCGCTCCTCCTGCAGTTCCGCCTTGTAAGCCGGCTCGTTCTTGGACTGCTCGTTGGTCGCGAACTCCTCGATTGCCTGCCGCACGATCGCTTGAACGTCGATGCCTTCCATATGCCTCCTAAGAAATTCCCTCTGCGTACTTCATCCGATCGATCTCTTCCGCCACCTGGTTCTTGACTTCCTGCCGCGCATCGCTCAGGTACTTGAAGGCCAGCTTCTTGAAGAGCTGCTTGGTCAACGTCTCCGAGCCGATCCCCAGAT